ATGTTTAAAATTGGTAATCGCTTGTTCTTTTAATTCGGTTAATGATTTACTAAATGTTTTATTAGATATGTCTTTTCTAAAACAAGTAGCTTCTGTGTCCCAATATATTTCACCTAAATCGTGAATCCTTGAATCATAACTATCATCTATAATTACATCAAAAAGACCATTGTTTTCCATTTCATCTTCAGTCCACCCTTTTGTGTTTAAATGCAATCCAGTTGATGATCTAAATGAATTTGGTAATGATTGATAAAATGTTATTACACCTTCGTTGTTTACTGCTTTCATATTATACGACTTTATTTATTGTTGCGAATTGTTCTGTATTTCCATTTGTGGAAACTATACTTATTAATTGTTCTCCATCAGCACCTGCATAATTTGCAGTTATTTCTTTTACACTTGTTGGTAATGTCAAAGAATAATTGCCACTAATAACTAAATTTATCTGCATACCAGTTTGTACACCAGTAAATGTTAAAGCTGTATTAGCACCTAATGTTTTAGTAAATACTTGACCATTTGCCCAATTTACCTCTGTTCCTGAACCTAATGCAACGATTGATGTAAACTCTGCACCTAACTTAGAATATCCTACAGCATCTGCAGCAATCATTCCTGCAGCTACACTTCCTGTATCTCCAGTAGCAACAAGTGTTCCTGTTGCAGTTGGCAAAGTTAATACTGCTGAACTTGCTGCACTATGTGGTGCAGCTTTAATCGTTTGATAATGTGCATTTGAACTTTCACAATACATTCTCATTTCTGCTACATTACCTGTTCCTGTTCTTACTTGTATTGAACCATCATTAACAGTAACCCCACCTGTAGAACCATTTCCACCCATTGTAAAAGAATTTGTAGTTGAAGCACCTAAACTTACAGTCACTGCACCACTCGTTCCCCCACCTGATAAACCTGTTCCTGCCGTAACACCTGTGATATCTCCACTTGAAGCAGCAGTATAACTAAACGATCCATCTCCATCTGATTGAATTAATTGTCCACTTGTACCATTCCCACTAATGTTTAATTGTGTGGCAGTTACGGCATTGTCAGCAATCATTGTAGAACTTACCTCACCAGTTGATGATGTACCAATTAATGTTCCTTTATTAGTAGAAACAATAATTCCAGTATTTGTTAATGTTAGACCAAGTGCATTACCTGCACCATCAGTAAGTGCTTGTGCTGAACCATCTATTGTAGAATTATCACCCACCTTAAGTAGTGATGTATAAGTATCTTTTATTTTATTACCTGTTAAACTTGCCATATTTTTTTATTTTATAATGATTCCCAATTTTTATTTACATTTTCCCATTTTTGTTGATTCTTATTCCAATATTGTCTTACTTTTTGAATAGCAATAGCAACCTTATTGCCCATTTTTGCTAAATTTAATCCAAGTCCTAACATACTATTCGATATAAGCAATTACTTTTCCTGCTGCACAACTTATTGTATGAAATGTTCCATATATAATAATCCCTGCTGATAATTCTAAACTTGTTATCGCAGTATCTCCACCTGTTGCTGCATTTGTACAAGTTATCGTAGAATCTTCCATTGCTTGAATAGCATTGTATTTCTCACCAACTGTACTTGTACCACCTGAAGCTATGATTCTTAAACCAAATTCACCGAATGCTGCTTTCTGATAATTTCCTGAATAATATAAATCGTTTGACATAAGTAATAATTTATTACAAAAATAACAAATTAATTATTAATGCTTTCGACCTTGCCCACGATATTTTTTTTTGTAACCTGATTGACCTTTACTTGCATTTTTACTATGGCGACCAGGTCTTTTTTTCTTTGGCTTTTCAATATAAGAAACAAATACTTTTCGTGCCATTAGTTTGACTTGTTGTTAAACTTTTCAAAAGTTCTCATTCCTCCAAGACCAAGCATACCTATTAAAACTGTCATTAAATGTTCCATTTGCAGGGCAGGGGGTGCTGATTCAACTCCAACATACCAAACAAGCAAATCTCTTAATACAAAATTATATGCAAGTGCAAATCCACATACCCAACCGATAAAAGGTCGCCAACCTGCTACAAAAATTGTTCTGTGCTTGGCTTCTTGTTCGTTAATTTGTGCTTGTAGTTCAATTAATGTTTGTGGATCAATCTCTTTCCCCTTGATAAGTTCTCTTATTTCAAGACCAAGCCCACCAATATTATCATTTGATTTAAACCCTAAGAGTTTTTTAAGAAGTTTCAGCATCGTAATCAATATCTAAGTCAAAATGAGTATATGTAGAATAACCTTTCCCCTCTTTTCTTTTTGCTTGGTACACTAACTTTCGATTATTTCCTTTTACATAAGAAATGTGAATCCAAGCAGGGTTATTATCATCACCTAATTCCCAAATAAGTTTATCAAAATCCATTTCATTTTTAATTATATAAAATAATTCACAATTAGTAATGCCAGTAGCATCTAAATCTATTGCACAACCCTTAATGTGTTGTGATGTTGCAGCAGCACCTGAAATAGCATTATTTAATTCTTGTGATCTAAAAAAACTATTTACTATAATTGGTTCACCTACTTTTTCTCTTAAAGGTTCAAAAAACTCCTCTGCCAATATTTTCATATTCGCTAATTGTTCACCGTTAGGTGTGTTTTTGATTTTTAATTTTTTAGCAGTTGCAGAACCAAATGCTTCTTTCCAAGATATATTTGTACTAAAGTTTTCTTTTTTAGATTTTGCCATAATTATTAATTTTGTTGAACTCTGTTTGCAATGTCAATAATTGCTCTGTAATAAGTTTTCTCATCATCATCATCATTACTATAAGCAACTCCGTTAATGTTGCTTGTAAACACATTAAAATTGTTTGATGTAAGGTCAAAGTAATCTGTCGTAGATGTCTTAATTAGTTCTAAAATAGATTCTACAATATCATTTACTTGTAGTTCTCCACCATCATCAGAAAAGAAAGCAGTGACGACCTCGATTCTTGTGATACATTCTACTATAAAATCACTTTGATTTTGATTTGTTTGTGCAGAATCAGCAGAATACACAATTATATAAGGTTCGCTTTGTGAAGATGGCACACGATTATATACAGGTATATTTGCACCACCATAACTTACATTCCCATTTAAAAGTGTAAATATTTTTTGTCTTATAAATCGTATTGGTTCTTTCATCTTAAACTTCTTTTAATTGCATTGTTTAAATCTAACATTAACCTTTTTAATCCTAAGTTTATTTTATTAAAGAAATAAGGTTGTGATTTTTGAAATCTTGTACCAAATTCAAGAAACCCTGAATAAGGTGCTTTAGATTCAATTGCTTTGTCTTGTGCATTATAAACAACATTGTTTCTTAAATTACCTGTATCAACTGGAATAGGTGGCAATTTTATTTCTCTTGATATTAATAATCCATTTTTGTCAATTATCATATCAACCCCTTTATTGCCAAGTGCATCTAATTTGTCAAACATTTTATTGACTTTTCTAAGATCAGATTTATTAACTCTAATATCCATTACTCCCTTTTTGTTGCCGTTATTGTTGTGTAATACTTGTAATTGCTATTAAACATATTATTTATTTGAAATTGCCCACTTTCATTTTCAATTTCTAACAAATCTGTCGTATTTATAGCATCAGCAGTTTTTTTCCTAACAGTTAGTTCAATTACCAAGTTTCGATCTCTCTTGCCATTCTTCGTTGCTACATCACCACTTGTATAATTGACCATCGCCCAAATCGTTGTTTGTGTTGCAAGAGTAGATGAAAAACCACCAAACCCATCAACAGTTTTAGATTGTCTTTTAATCAAAACTCTTGTATCTAATTTTCCTGAATTCATTATATAAACATCGTTTTATACGAACTTAATAACTCCTTTACACTTGTTGGGATTTCATTAACAGTATTGCCAATCACAAAATCAGCTCTATTATCATATAAAGTAGAAACAAGTTGTAAGTTCGCTTGAATTAAAAAACTATCATTCATTCCTGCCGTTGTATAACTCACGATTACTTCCTTTGATGGTAAACTATTAAGTTCAACAATCGTATCATCAAGACCATATTCTGTATAAGCAGTTGTTGCAGTTCCTTCAACTGTTATTGATTGAATTGAAGCTATGGGTGAAAATGGAAGAACAAACCTTTCATCAACACTCGCTAAATACAACTTTCTTGTTTTAGCAGCTATGTCTTTCGTAATGTAGTTTTCTATTATAATCCTGGCTTGTGTTATCATTTGACCTATTAGAGTATCATCAGCACTTGTATCAACTCTTAAATAAGATTTAGCCGTTGCCGTATTGATTATCTCTGATCCTGTCGTTGCAGTAATTTTCATTTGTGTATGAAAACGATTTAAAGGATTACTATAATATTTCATTACTTATTTTTTTTAATTTTTTTCTTGTATGCTTGTTTTAGTTCCTTTGTTTCTTTTGTCTTTTTAGTATCTCTTTCTATGATTCCTAAAAACTCTAATATATCTTCTAACATAATTTATTATTTAAAACAAAAATACAAAAAAAATGCACCATAAAGTTTACAGTGCATTTGATTGAAAAAGAATAAAGAAAGAAAAAACTATTTAAAGTCAAAGTTATTAAAAAATTTTGAATAATTATTTGTCAAACTTAATCTTACGGCTAATCTTGTACCATCATTTTTAAAAATAAAAAAACCTTCAAATTTTTCTACCCATATCGCAAAATAATCTACATCTACTTTTTCATAAGTTCGTTTCCATTGTATGTGTACAGTTTTTCTATTTCTTTGAAAACCTTGAAATGTTGATTTGATTTGAATTCTATAAATATTATCTCCAGTGTCTGCAAGACAATCATATACGGAAGTATGGAGCAAGGGATAGGATATTTTTATGTCTCTTTTAAGACATTCAATACCGAATTTATATTCAGCAATACAACCCTTTGAATTGCTATCCACAAATGTAAAGTTAAAAAAAAAGTGGCTAACCGAAATTAACCACTCATCACCTAATTAATATGAAAAAAAAACTAATTAACTAAACACTTTATTTTTTTTACTCTTTTCTACTTCATCTTCTATACTATAAACCAAACCTAATATTTTAAAATACATATCTTGGGTAACATCATCTTTATTTAAATTATCTGATACTATTCTCATAATCTTTGGTGCTATTTTTTTATTCATTGCCATTATCTAAATAACCAAAATAAAAATTCAATTGCTAATGTTGCCCAAAATGTAAATAATCCTAATCCCCAACATAAATACTTTAGTATTCTTTTTTGCAGTTGCTCATCAACTGGCATATTCAAATCTTGTTGTGTTGCTTTATATATTACTTTCATTAATGAGTTATTAAACAAATTAAAAAGTGTGATGCAAAATAAACCACTGCAAGTACAATGATAGGTATTTGCAATTTTTCTATTGTTGTGAGAATTTTATTCATTATTTCTAATTTTCATCAAAGTAAACCAATTTATTTATTATATGCAAATATTTTTTACTTTATTTAATATTCTTTAATGATTATTTAACATTAGGGTATAAAAAAAGGGGGTATAAAACCCCCCTTTAATAATATAATCTCTAATGATTATAGAGCAGCAATCACTGTTGCGAATGAACCTCTACATAGAGCATTTGGAAGATAAGTTGTGAAACCTAATCTTTCTTGAACTCTAACTGTTATAAAGTTCTTTTGAACATTATCAGAATCTTGCTCGAAGAATTCAACACTAATGTTCTCTCTCTGCCAAATCTGTGCAGCTTGACTAAAGTTACCTACGATAAACTCTCCCTCTGCCATTGCAGTTGAGATTCTTACAGGTACTCCCATAAATGTTGGTTGTAGTCCTTGATAAACTTGATCTTTTAGATATCTGTTGTCAGAATCTTTAAGAGCAAGAATTTTGTGGAAATCAGTTGGGTGTAATAAAATACCATCTGAAGTATAGTTAGCTTTTGCCACTTGGTTTAATGCAGTTATAAGTACATCAAATTGTTGTGGGTTAGCAAAGTCAGCAGCACCAAAACCTGATGCACCTGTACTCCAAACTGTAGCAGAATTTCTTAATCCCTCTAAATTTGGTGCAGTACCATTACCACCTAATAACTGGTCATCTTCTACTGCCATAAGTTTACTTGGAACTCTTGCTGAAATATATGAACTTAATTGTTCAGTATCTTCCATCATTTGTCTTGATAATCTTAGGTATGTACCAATCGTTTCGACAGGTGCAGTTGATGCAGTTAAGTTAAAATCTGTTTGACCTAAAGCAGAACCCTCTGCCGTAGCAGCAGCACCTTGTGTATAAGCACTTTCTTTTACAAATCTGATTAGATCAGAATTTGTAGTTCCAACAGGAACAATTTGTCTTATATGTACTGCATTACTTGGATCAAACTTGTATCCAGGTACTCTTGTCGCTGCGATAACCTCACCAGTATAATCTGCACCAGTTGTCATATCAGCTTTAACTTCAAATGATGAAGCTCTTGATTTACCTTTTTTAAGTGCTTCAATAGCACCACCATCAATCGCATCTTTAATTGCGGATTTGAAGTTCATAGGCTTACTATCTACGGCATTTTTTTTAGCTGCCATTTCGATAATATCCATTCTCTTTTGCATTTCATCATTCTTTGCAAGATAGTCGTTAGTTAAGTTTGAAATCTCACTCTTAAGTGATTCTTCAACCTCGCCTTTAGCGTTATCTTGTGCCGAATTAAATGCTTTTTCAATTTTAGAATCAACTAAATCTCCGATTTGGTCTAATTCTTTTTTGATTTCATCGTTCATTTTTTACGAATTTAATTTATTAAACAAATAATTATAAATATCACTATTATCAGCTTTTATCTGTGTCGGCTCTGTAACTTCAATTTCGGTTGGCAAAGTGGCACTATCGTTAAAAATAGATTTTAGCTTAACGAGTTCTGCTTCGATAGCATAACCCATATTGTCAGAAATGTTACCCTTGCGAATTAACTTCACAAGTTTATCAAATCTTTTCAATACTTTCTCCTTATCTACATTCCCTTTTACATCTAATATCATTGCTTCATCATTTGCAGCAAGTGTAACGGCAGAAATCTCATAGAGTTTTACCTCTGTTAGTTTTCTATTGTAATCATCACCCATTCCTGCTTCTTTCTGTAGCGGTAATATACCAACACTATTTTCGGTAATCACTCCTGCTTTCATAAGTTCTAATACATCAGTTCCAAGTTGAGTTTTTGGTATTTTCGCTTCAAACATTAATCCTTTGTCATCTTCATATAGGTTTACCATTTTTCCTAAAGGTTGATCCATATTGTGCTGATATAGGTATTTAACACGACTACCATTTTCCATAATCGTTTTTGTATATGCACCAGGTGTAATTATATCACCATCGCTATCAACATTGTTAAACACAGAACCATAACCTTTTACGATTCCACTCTTTTCATCGGCATCAATTAATTCACCGATTGGGCTTGACTTATATATTATATTTTCCATTTTACAAAGATATTAATTTTCTATATATATTAATTCACCACCATCGAGTTGATTTGTCTTTTCAATAATTGATATTTGCCTACCATTTGAATTCTTTAACATTTCAGTAATAACATCAATATCAAATTGCATAATCCAAAAACCAGGTGATTCAGCTTTTGGGTGTAAGTTTTCGTATTGTTCTACAAGTTTTTCAAATTCCCCCATTTGTTTTGTTTATTAAAGTTTGTATTAATTGCCTTGTTTCTTCATATATTTCAGGGTACAAGTATTTAAATATTTTATTTCCTTGATAAAAATTTTCAAATGAATGTGCCATTACTTCTGCATATTGACCATAAACACCTCTGCTTGTGTAATATGATTTAGAATGACCAAAACCAACTTTATTTTTAGTTAAAGCACCAAAAAAATCTGACATTGCACCGTGTTCATAAAGAAAATCCATTCTGTCCATATCACTAAATTTTTCTCTTAATTGTGCAATCTTCTGCCTATCATTTAATCTTCTAAATGGTTGTAATTTTTGTTGTTGTATTTCATTGCTTTGTTTGTATCCTAATTGTTTTCTCCATTTTTCAAAAGCATTTTTAACATCATCATCTAAAATTGGTTTAGATTTTGCAAAAACATTAACATCTGCCCATTTTCTTTGTTTATGAACTATATGTCCTATTTCGTGTACTAAAACCTGGTTAAGTTTAAATTTTGTGTTATGTGTCTTAATGTTAATTTCAATTGTATTTCCTCGTGCAAAAGAATCCCCCCTTTGTTTTATTTTTACACTCATAGGTTTGTTTAACAATTTTGTTATCTCCATTGCTTTATCATCAATATCATAACCTTGTTTTTTTAAATCATCTATTTCTTTTGGATAAAAGTTTGGTTTTCCTTCTTGCACGACTCGTTGTCTTGGAACTCTAACTGGCATAGGTTCTATTCTTTGTGGTATTGAACCCTGTATAATTTCTTCTTTAGGGAATGGTGCGTTGGTACATCTACAATTAATAACATTTGCAGCACTTCCTGAACTATCACCTGGATAACTTAATTCCTCACCACCAACCATAAACTTTTTATCCATATCGACTATTTGTCCATTGGCTTGTATGTGATCTATTCTTGTTCTATTGTCAAAGGTTGCAATCCATTCTTTTTGTAAGTTTTCTTTACCAAAAACATCAGTAGCACTTTGATTCGTAGCATAGTTTGCAGCATTGACACTTTCTGTTCTAACAATTCGCTTTGCATTGTTTACAGACATATCCTTAAACTTCTTTCTTAATATTCTCCCTGCTTGTACCTCATTCATTGATTGAAAGTCAGGATCTGCCATATATCTTTTTAATGTCTTGACAAACTCTTTTCTTCGATTACCACCCACACTAACTATTCTTGCACCTGCTACCTCATTTCCTATGTATGCAAACTTTTCATTCCATATATCCTCATATTCAATATGAGTGTTTTTAGTTATGTATTTGTGAAAGTTTTGAGCATACCACTTGGCAAACTTATTTCCAACCTCTTGGTACAACTCTACATAAAGAGTTATTAGGTCGCTATCCTTAAATTTAAATTGTAAGTCAGGTATTTGTTTATTCGCTTTTAAAAACTCATCAATTATTTGATTGTTTTCACCCACAAGATATTTTGTCCATTTCTTATCTTGTTTCGCTTCTTCAATGTCTAATTGATTAAGCCAATCCTTATGATAAGTTTTTTTAAATTTTTTAGTCAGCATTTTGAGAAATCTTTTTAGCCCAAGAAATCATTGCTTTTCCACCCCAAAGATTATAAGCAACATACCCTTTGTCTTTATAAGGTTCGTTTCTATAATCTTCTGATATTTTTGCATTATCCTCGTGTCTTGCTAAAAAGCTATTGATTCGTTTTACAGTATCAAGTGATATTGGTTCTCTATTTGCAAGTTGATTTGCTCGTTTCCAACCAACTTCTGTACCACCCTTGACTACATCACGACCATATTTCTCTCTCCATTCTAACATTCTCTTTGCATTGTTAGTAGCACCTTGTGGGTAATCATTATAGCTTTCGGCTTTAGTAATCGATTTCTTGCTTGACATTGGGTGTCCACTTGGTAAAAGGTCTGTGTCGTGTTTACCACTTCTAAATTTACCATTACGAAGAACATATAAAAATGAATTTACTCTTGCATAAGCCCATTGATCTTCACTTGTAACACTTGGTCTTACTGATGATGGATTGTTTCTATATGCACCAACACCTCTATTGAATACAGTTTGCAAAGTTCTATAAGAAGTTCTTTTTGATTTATTGTCGCCAACTTTCTCATTGTGTTCCTCTACCTTGTTTTTAAGACCAGTTTCTACTGCACTACCAGGTTTTACTGGTTTATCAATATATTCATCTTTAACATCTTGTCCAATGATTGCAATATAATCTTCGTGTGATGCACACGGCATATAAATCTTATTTCCATTATCATCGTGTGAATGAACACCTTGACAACCTATTGCTTCTGCTCTTTCACTTGCTTCGGTTTCGGTTGTATAGACATCTCTACGAACCTCTCTCTTAACATCAAGAAGTTCATCGTAATTTACTTTAACACTTTTAAAATCATCTGCAATCACCTCATCTTGTAATGGCATAAGATTCATTGGAATATAGTAATCATTAAGTTTATCATTGTCAGCTTCAACACCATAACTCATTGCTTGTCTTTTCTCATTTGGAGTTAGCCACCAAGCCTGACTCATTTGCCCAACCACTTTATCCATTTCTTCTTGCATTTCAGAAATACTTGTGTAATCAAAGTCAATGTATAGTTTATCGCCATAAGCAGGAACTAACCATCTGTTTAATTCATCTTTGATTTTATTAAGTTCAGGAATTACTGCATTTTGATACAATGTCTTTTTAGCTTCTATTACATTGTTGTATGTAGAAGATTCTGTGTTGTTTAAAAGAACTGCAGGTACAGAATAAATATTACATAAATCTTTAATACTTGCATTGTACTGTTCTATAAGAGATAAATCAGATGCAGACATTCCAAAGTTAATCCAAGATAGTTTCTTTGGTGTTATTACAATATCACCTGCACTATTAGAACCTTGATAGTTTTGTCTAAACTTCTCTTTTAATTGTTGTGCTTGAACTTCATTAATATCCCCCTCATCACTCATAAGCACACCTCTTGCAGTTTGATTCTGTAAATACTTCGCACCAGTTGTAACTGCTTCGTTATTCGTATCTAACGATCTTAAACCTGCTTTAAGTGGCGACATTCCGTACAAATGACTACCAGTTCCATCATAATAAGGGTTAAAATCTTTAATGTGGCAAATATCCTCTGCTGCCATCTTATATTGCCCATTGTACTCTAATGAGTATGATTTGATTGGATCAAATATTCCACCACTATTAATCTCTACCTTTTGACTTGGTAATACATATAATTCTTTGAATTTGCCTTTATTAGCACCTGTATCAGGTTTTAAACCATAGATGTAACGATTACCAGTTAGTTTACCAAAAGCTATTATCTCTTGAATCCAAGCATTGTATGATTGTGCAGGATTAGGTCTTGATAGTAAATCGTGTAGTTCTGTATCTGCCACTTCTTCAAGAGCGTGTTTTCTTAAAACCTCTGCTTTGTGTAATGCAGAACCATTAGCGATACCACTTGTCATTGCTTTGTATCTCTTTAACTCATTCTCACTTTTAATCTCATATATCTGAAATGGAATTGTTGCTGCCGTTTTAGCAATAAGATTTACAATAGAATATATAGTTGTGTTGTATTGATAACCCTTTTCAATGTATGTACTATCGTTTTCAGGATTCCAAATAATACTATTCCCTATGTAGTTATATATCGCTTTATTAAACTCTGCATTAGTTTGTTGAAAATTCTTTGATACGAGTTTCTGAAATCTTGATAATATTGATGCCATCGAATAACTTTTATTTTACAAAAATACTAATTAAATTACAAAAAAGTTTTCTTTCTTACCAAAGGAAGAATAAACGGCATAACGAATAGAATCCATTAAGTGATTTTCCTTGTCTTGTGGCTTATTTATTATTGTTCCATCTTTTAATTGTTCCCAATAATA